TGTGAATGAGTTTCATAAGTTTAAAATTGGTCGGCCAGTTTATCATCATGGCCGAGGATGGGTAGCGTTCCCAGCTTGCACTCGGAACTAGAATATAATTACTTGTATCGATTAGCAAGACTCATCAGCGTAGGTGCCCATAGACCAACAAAGATACCATTGATCGGATTAGCCGACCAGATACCAATTGACAGAACAACTGACGCTAATGAGGCATAAAAATAAATCTGCGACTTATTCATAATATATCCCCTTTGTTATTTTTCAAGTGAATCTGTTCGCACGACTTGTGGTCCCCCAACTGCCGCTTGAATACGATTTACGATTTGATCGTAACTTCCAATTACTGTGATTTCCTTACCACAACAGTAACGAATCTCAGCACGGTTTTCGCACTTGTTAGAGTGCTTTACGTTTGCAATGTTGTCTACATTAATCAACCGTTTGTTTTCCGGTGCACAAGTCGGATCATCCCACTCGCGTAACGGAATGTTATATACTTCAATAAACGTTGCCATTTTATTTTCTCCTATACTGTAAATGTACTAAAGTCTTGTTTGCTCGCTGATTCACCTATCGTATACTCATGGATGTCAGGTATAATATCATCTTGTGCACCTTCATCTAAATCGTAAAGTCTCATCTTTGGTCGATCAATGCCAACAACGAATCGTCTGTTTTGCGTTGGATCATTGTACCGGTTTTTCAGCTGTTTGAACATAACTTGATTCATGCCCTCGAGCTGCTCAGTAGAAATCATTGCTAACATCAAGTCAGCAGTAGCTGGCAAACCAAATGATTCGGATGTATCTGTAAGCTCAACATCAGAAGAGTTAAATCCACCACGAGTCACCTGAGTCGCTGACCAGATCGGAACGTTAAACTCGATCGCAAGACCACGAACTTCTTCAGCGATTGCTTTGACCATGTGATATGTATTCACCGAACCACCGAGACCCTTGATACGAGATGATGCACAGATATTCAAGTAGTCGATAAACACTACGTCAGGCGTAAGATCTTTTTTCAGCTCTAGCTCGTTAAGCAAAGCGCGAAAGTGACCACTGTGTGCAGATGCTGTTGGGTATTCTTTGACAACAAGCCGTCCACGTGTTTTACCTTTGATCTTATCAATTGCACTATCGAACTGAGTCTTAGATAACGTATTTAAGTTTTGAATATCGACATCCATTAAGTTTGCATCGATACGTTCAGCAATACGTTCTTCGGCCATTTCCAAAGTAATATAAAGCACATTCTTACCTTGCTCAAGTGCAGCAGCTGCAAAGTGACACATTGCAAGAGACTTACCGACACCAGTACCAGCCAGAATAATATTTAGTGTTTTACTAGTAATACCACCATTTGTAATCGTATTCATCATTTGCAAATCAAAAGGCATTTTATCTTCGGTGCGATGATAGTAATCAAATCGGTTGTCAGAATCTTCGATGTAATCATGACCTACGTTACGATCAAATGAAACCTGTAAAGCCTTTGTAAGAATGTCAGGTATTGCGCCTTGATCAAGCTCCTGCTCTTTGCCATCAATAATACTGATAGACTTCATGATGCCGAGGAATAACGCTCGGTCTTTACACCACTTTTCAGTATTTTCGATCAGCCACTTATCGTCGATTTGTTCATCTACAATTGCATCATTGATTACGTTAATGACGTCTTGGTTTGCTTCGACATTTTTAGTCGAGCTAGCAAACTCTATTTGAAGTGAACTCTTGGACGGAAGTGCGTTATACTTTGTAATAAAATCAAGAACAAAGTCATAAGCGATCCGCTCAGCGCCTTCAAAGTAGTCAGGCTTGATAAAAGGAAGTGCTTTACGCGCGAATTGTTCATCATTACATACTTTCTTGAGAATCAGTCGGGATATCTGCATTACTTAATTGTTGCTCCAATGTATATATTAAAATTTCACTAATAAAGTTTTTAAATTTTTCCATTTCTTGTAGTTCATCTTTTTCGTATCGGCTGTTGCCTTTATTTACGGTATAGTTAAAATTAAACTTAAGCTGTAGTGTTTCTTTGTCTTCAAAGAACCGAACTTTGCCATAAGTGAAAATTACGTTTTTAAATCTACCTTTACGTATTCTAAAAGAATATAAGTCTGCTGTCGCAGCAGCATCGTTTTCTACATATTCAAATACGCTATCCGTCATCTTCAGTTTCATTATATAACTCCACTAGTTCACTTGCAGTTGCTTCTAACATTGACCGATGACCGACAGAATAATGATTCTTTACGGCTTCGGCAAAATCAGTTTTTGTAAAGATCTCACCCCAGAATTCAGCGGTCAGAGTATCTTTCATACGTTTATTGCTGGTTAGTTCTTCTGAAGTCTTAGGATCAAAACCATGGAACCAACCGACCTTCGGCTTTTTCACATAGCCAAGATGCAAAGCAACTTCTGTTAATCCAGACCACTTTTCAATGCCACCCTCCCAAGTAACCGAGATAGGAATTTTAGACTTTTCTTTTACAAATCGTGATTTTTCAACATTGATGATAAAGTTGTAACCTTTGACTTCGGTTCCATCTTTTTCTTGTTGACGGCCAATGATCCACACGTTATCAGCAGAATACATAACACCAGTACCACCAGAAACAACTGGCTTTGAAAACATTTCTTGAGTCATATAGGTATGGTTAATAGCAATACAAGGAATATTTTTAAGTGTCAGGTGAGGCGTAATCATTCGGAACAAACCTTTAAGAGCTTTTGCTCGAGTCATATCTGCAACTGACTTTTCGTTGATTGCGTCTTCAACTTCTTTCTTCGAAGCAATGTTACCGATCGAGTCAATCATAACAATCACTTTATCACCACGATCAATTTGCTCAAGTTGGTTTACGATGTCAAACTTAAGCTCTTCAATATTTGTTACTGGTGTATGTAGTACCTGATCTGCATCAATACCGAAAGACTCAAAGTAAGCTTGAGGTGAACCAAACTCAGTGTCGTAAAACAGCAACACAGCATCGTCATGTTCTTTCAGATATGCTGCAGCCATAAGAAGACCAAAAGAAGTCTTGAAGTGCTTCGAGGGACCTGCTAGTACAGTTAGACCAGACGTAAGACCGCCATCCACAGAACCGGACAGAGCTACATTGATCATTGGAACAGAAGTAGATACAATATCTTTTTCTGCATAAAGGTTTGATTTACTTAGAACTTCAGTACCTTTGACCTTGGAGTTCTTTTTTAATTTATCTAGTAGAGACATAAGCTTCCTTAATTTTATGAGTACTATTATACCATTGATGCGGGTGAATGTACACTATTATTTACCATTTTTTTGTATTCAGGTATTGTTAAATTATTCGCATCTAGAACTTTTAAATCTGATGGATGATAATTTAGTGTATTAAATGATTCAACTAAACCTAGATCTAACATCGCTTTCTGACGACCAGCTGGGTGATCTTTAATCGTACAAGAAGACCATACTGTATCCCGATCAACACTATCGTAATGTGCTCCAGGGCGGATATAGTTTTCTACCCACCGGATAAAGTCACAACACACGTCTTCTGCATTGTAAGGCACAGAACCAAGATCCTCATAAATCATATGCATAACATTGTCAAGTGTCTTCTGATCTTTCTTTTTACCTTCGGTTAAATACGATATGCATTCGACGGCGTTTGTGCCATAATAAAACAATGATTCTTTATTTACAAACTCGGGAAACCAATCTGCAATGTCAGCAAGAAAGGCTGCATATTGAAATTTGTATCGGCACAAACCGTTGGCTTCATTCCAGGCAAACATCCAGTCTCCCATTTCACGAAAGTCTCGTTTACCGCCAGACTCTAACCATGTTGCCATTTCGTTTACAAGTCGTGGTGCATAAGTCGAAAGGTAGTAATCACCACCACGTTTGTATCCTGCTGGAGGCTTAGGAAACTTCGGGAACTGGTAACCAATTGATGTATAAAATGTCTTACGATAATGAGGAATGATCTTTGCCATCTCATCAACTGTATCGTACTGATACAAGTCAAAGAGGATCGTGTTATGATAACCAGAAGGGATTGTGCCGTAGTTGATTGCAGAACCCGTAATTCGGTGTACTAAAAATATGTAAAGCCATTCGCGAAGGCCGTATACTTCTCTTCGGCCATCCCACTTCTCGATCATGTATTTACGTTGATTTGCTGCATGACCAGCTTGAATTTTGTCATAGTACGGGTGTTCATCTGACTTGCCATAAAAAGCATCATTAACAATCTGCGAAAACCCTGCTAGCTTTCTTTCAACTACATCATAAAGCTGAATGTTATTCATTAGATCGTCGGTTGTAGAACCTTCATAGTCTTGCCAACCTAAGTTAGTCTTTGCTTGCTGGTCTTCAGCAAGTTTATAGTAACGTTTAAATTCTTCGTAGTACTTAGTTGTTTGCATTCTTTGGCCAATCTCTGTAGCTATCAATTTTTTCGTAAAGTGTATCGTCTTGAAGTACTGGTTCTGCACCGACATTCCAAAACAATATATCACGTCCTGTATTTTTAGGTATGTATTTCCATACCTTACCGTCATAAGTATCTATAGTCGGGAACTCTGGTAAATTTGGTTTCTTTTCAGACGCAGTAAATGCAAGTGCTTCTGATATAGCATTTGCACGGCCGAGTTCACCAGCTTTCATATTACGAGACACACAGACCGAAGTAAACTTTGTATCAGGCCAAGCAATCTGTAAAGCACGAGTTAACACGCCAGTCGATGTAGCACAGTAAACTTCATCTGGTGCTTTGATCGCCGAAGCCGTTTTAACGATACCGGCAGTTACCATCGGGTGCTTAAGACCAAGTGGAACAAAGAACGCATTCTCGCGTTCGTCTGCCCATTTCTTTGCGATCAGGTTTAGGTTAGGCATTGCGGCAATGCGATGAAAAGAATAATCACATCCTTGCTCAATACAACACGCTTGGTGGTGTGATATACGTTTACTTGATGGCATGAATAGCATTACCTTCTTACCATGCCGCTTTGCTACATCAAGTATTGATACACCAGCCAAACCAGTACGAGGCTGCACATATACAATTGTATCGATATGTTCAGGCAAAGAAGAAATAAGACAATCGCCGCCGCGCACCTTTGATCCTGTAATTAAGTCATCTCGAACAACTCGGATACCTTCGTGTTCTTTAATGATAGGAGCACCGTACGGATCTTGCCAGTTCTTTGCCATTTCAAGGTAATCAGTCTTTGCATCTTCTACAGTAAACAACGGACCGACATCTTTGTTTACACCATCTATTACGTGATTATTATGCGCCATTATCCGATAAACTCGTTTTGACCCCAGCTCTCTGATCGATAATATGGAGGTGCAATATGAAAACTAGACGATAACTCCATGTATTCTTTGGCGTATTTTTCAGGATCCATCTTGTACCACTTTCCTGGGGGACTTACAACTCGATTACTTCTATACTCGTTTAGTAATTCTATAAACACGTTCGTAAGCTCCCATCGCTCGTTCCATGAACCGAAGAAAGGTTCACCCTTGTAAAAACCAGACTTAGGTATTTTGCGGTTGGGATATTCAACAGGGACAGGAACAGCAAACCATGGATCTTTTGTAACCTCGTATGCTTGATCAATATATCTTTCAATCATACTACGCAAATCAATTTTTTTATGTCTGCACAAATGATGCCGTATATCGATTGAGCCAAAACAAAATGTTACAGGTCTGTCATCAACTTCAACACCCCGCATAAATGATTTGAGACCGGCATTTAGCGCGCCGTATAATGTCTTACCGTCATTACGAAAAATTGCATCTCCCGAAGCAGCAAATGCAATAGTATGCGAATCTCCAACGGTTATGCCTGGCGTTACCATGTCTTCCATGCGAATTGTGTTAATTTTGTTACATCGCTCAGATACTTTATCACACCATTCTTCAGTAATTTTAGGGCATGTTGTTTTTGCACCAATACGTTTTTTCAGCATTGCGCCATAGTCAGGCATATCATGGTCTAGCGAAAACACATTGTCAGGACATGAACTATTTAAAATAACTTTATCTATCCTCTTATAAACTTCTTCGTTAGCGCCGCCGAATAAGTTAAGAGTTCCGGAAAAGTTTGCACCGTGTTCGATATATGTTTTCTCATGATCTAGTTCACATTTATGATCGATTTTTTCTTCTAATAGATCTGACCATTTTTTTGCCCAACCATATACATGTGATCTTTTATTTATCGGAATATTTGCTATTGGATTTGTAATCATATAGGTTGTCCTCTGTCATCTTTTAATTCTGTTTGACCTCTTTCCCAATCTAGCTTATGCGGGTTATATTGATAAACCTCAATTCCTGCTTGTTCCATCATATCCTTTCCTGTTGTACAAGATGCTAACCAACGATCTGCAACTGTTTCGATATTTGGCATTACAACTCTTGTAACACCGCATTGTACAAGACC